CCGAGTGGTCAACGACAATCCGGCGGGCATCGGTGCGTACATCAACGCGGCGGCTCCGGCGAACTACTTCGGGGCGAATCTCACGTCCTTCATCGTAGGAGGAGTGACCCCCACGACGGCCGTCGCCGTGACGGGCGTCAACGCGGGTGCCCTCTACGTCTACGGTCAAGTCGTCTACGCCACGAGCGCGGCGACGGTCAGCGTCGTGACGTCGAGCCCCGTGACGCAGGAGGCGGCGACGGGCGACCTCTCGGGGAACTACCCCGCTCCGACGGTCGCTCGGATTCGAGGCGTGACCGTCGCATCGGCGGCTCCCACCTCGGGTCAAGTTCTGGTCTACAACTCCGGGACGACCTCCTGGACCCCGACCGCTCCCGCGGCCGTTCCGGCGAGCGGCGTGATCGACCTTGCCCTGGACGGGTCGTCGCCCGCGAGTACTGCGACGTTCATCGGGGCGGTCTACATCCCCTCGGCGCGAACGCTGGCGGCGGGCTCGCGGGCCTACCTCGGCGTGAGCGGAGCCGCTCAAAGCGTGACTTTGACCCTCCAGACTCCGGCCGGAGCCACCGTCGCGACCTTCCAGAACGCCTCGGCGACCGGATTCGTGGACGTGCTCGTCACCGGGACTCCGGCTCTCGCGGTCGGGTGGTACAACATCGTCCTGACGGCGGGAGCTACGATCGGGATGACCGCGTTCGCTCGCGGGCTCTTCCTCACGGTCTGAAGGAGACTCTATGGCTTTTGTTGGCACGACGAACACTCTGATCTCGAACGGCGGGTCCGCGGACTACCTCTTCGCGATCAAGCAGACGCTAATCGCGGCGGGCTGGACCCTCCTCTCGTCCTCCAACGGCACGACGCTCAACACGGGCACCCCGGCGACCGACAGCCTGACGACCGCCGCGCAGTTCAACGTCGCCAACGCTTGGTGCAGGCTGCGCGAGCCGGGTGGCGCGGGAGGCCGCGAGTTCATCCTGCTGCACGGCGCGGTGAGCGGGAACACCGCCCTGATCAAGTACAGCCGCGCAACGGGCTTCGGCACGGGCGGCACCGCGACGACGTGCTCGACCACGGGCGTCGGTGGCGACGGGCAGTTGATCGTCGCTGGCGGAATGGCGTCCGTTCCGACGTACACCGATCTGACTGCAACGTCTCTGACGCAAGCCAGTCAGGTGTGCGGCAGCGCGGGCTACGTCCAATGCGTGGCGAACAACGTGAGCGTCAACGGAGTCTACGGCTTCTGGGCCTTCCAGTACCCGATCGGAGGGAGCGCGATCGGCGCGGCGTGTCTGTTCCAAGAGCCTATCGCGCCGGGGTCCACTCCCAGCGGCGACACGGATCCTTCGGCGCGTTACTACATCGAAACGAACACCGGCTTGACGCCTTCGGTCATCGGCAACGTCTCGTCCACTGTCTCGGCCGCGGCGACCTACCGAGGCTGGTCCTACTGGAACGCCTACGGACTCGGGGGCGCGGCCTACGTCCGCAACCGTGGCGCGAACGCTTACTTTCAGTGGAACAACACGACGGGCACCATCGGGGGCATATCGTTCCCGACTGTCGCGCCAGGGAGTCTCTCGCCCTACGATGGCAAGGTGTCGATGCTTCCCGTGCTGCTCGGCGGCGCGAGCACGTTAGACGTGGTGTTGTGGAATGGCTTCTCGTCGTCCATCTTGACGTTCTCGACCACCCAGAACTTCGCCGACACTTTCAACCTCTCGTCGTCGGACGCTCGGCTCGCGGTCCAGGTCGGTCCCGCCGGTAGCTGTGCAATCCCCTGGGTGACGGGCGTCGTCCCCTCGGTCTGATCATGGCGGACTTCAGCGCCAGCTACGTCTCGCCTCCCGGGATCTACAGCTACACGCAGAATCCCTCCGACGCGACCTACATCGCGACGTCCTCTCCCTCGGCCTCCGCGGGCGTCCGGTACTTTCAGCGGGTCTTCTCGTCGGGACTGAACGACTGGTGCTACTACTCCACCCTGAACGCGGTCGATCCCGCTCCGCTCTCGTCCGCCACTACGCCGAACTGGACGGGTTCGATCTCGAACCCCCAGGTCGTCCAGGCCGTCCTCGTGTCCCCGTAACCCTCTCGCAGGAACCGCAATGGCGCTCTACCTCGTCCTGGAAGACTTCCGCGGATCGCAGAGCTTCGTCGCGGCTCAGACGATCGACGACGGGAGCTACAACGTCCCCATCCTCCAGGCCGAGGGGCTGGCGGTCGTCCCCTACCTCCCGACCCAGGACGGGGTGATCGCGACCTTCCTCGCTCCGACCGTGGCATCCACTCCGACGTCGGAGCGTCCGAGCTTCACGAGCTTGCTCCTCGCGGCGGGCCTCCTCGGAGGAGGAGGGGCAGCGTCGAGCGTGATCTGGGAGTGGAACGGGACCGACACGAGCCAGTTCGACCCCGTCGCGGTGGCGAGCGCGGGTCAGACGGCCGCCCTCTCGGTCAGCGGCCCGGACCTCGCGACGAACAAAGCCTACACGACGCTGGACATGACCTCGGTCTGGGCTCCTCCCGGAGGCGGCGCGGCTTTCCGCGTCGCTCCCTCGGAGGGGCTCGTGCTGCCCGAGCGGTTCCGACTGCGCTTCGGCGTGTCGAGCGTGGCCTTCGCCACCACGCGCATCGGGTTCATGTTCTTCGACCCGGCCACCTGGGGAGCTAACCTGCTCGGCGGCGGGATGACCTACGGCAGCACCTATATCGCCTGGATCGCGGCTGTTGGTCCCGCCGGGGGCAATCCTCCGTTCACGCTTCAGAACGCCACGCCTCCCTTCGCCTCCGTTGGCACGCTCGACGAGTACGGGGGGATGCTCTGCGAGTGGGATTGCACCGTCCGCCCCGGGGACGCGAGCAACCCTCCCTCCGTCGCGTGCTACGGGAACACGCTCGGAGCGGTCAACGGAGACGGGCTGACGGTCGTGGCGGATCGCGGTCGCCTGATCGGGGACGGCAATCTCGCCGGGACGGTGCCCGCTGCGTTCAACGCGGCGTCTCTGACGGGGCTCGCGATCGTCTCGAACTCGGTCCTGGCTGGGGCGGCGGCGGGGAAGATCAGCCGACTCCAGATCCTCCAGCCGATCTGACGAACGCCTCGGGCGTAGAAGAGGAGAGAGCGTGGCAGACGGTGGAATCATGGCCGGGGCGGAGTCCGGAGAGGACGCTCTTCGTGGGATCCGCCTCGTCGACCTCGCGGAGACGACTCGCTTCCGCTCCCTCGACCGGATGGAGGCCTACTACCGCTGCGCCCAAGACGAGCACAAGACCTACGACTGGGACGGCTATTTCCTGGGCTACGGGGCGGAGGCCGACATCGCCCCGGGCTGGTTCGTCCCCTACAAGCGACGAAAGCCGTCGAGCCGCTACGACCTCGCGAAGGTCATCGTGAACCGGCTCTCCTCGATGCTCTTCGGGAGCGATCGCTTCCCGGAGATTCGCGTCCCCGGGGACCCCGAGGCCGAGGACTACGTCAAGGCCCTGTCCGACGCTGCTCGCCTCCCGGCCCGCATGGCCGAGGCTCGCTCTCTCGGAGGGGCGTGCGGCTCGGTCTGCCTCTCCTGGGGCTTCGTTGGGGGCCGCCCTCGGGTCGAGGTCCACAACGCGAAGCACGTCACGGTCCTCCGCTGGGCCGATCAGTCGGAGTGGAGGGTCGGCGCGGCGATCAAGGCCTTCGTCTTCCCGCGTCAGGTCGTCGAGAACGGCAAGATCAAGGTGAAGGACTTCTTCTTCGCCCGTTACTGGGACGAGAACGTCGAGATCGTCTGGGAGCCGATGCCTCGCGAGGTCGCGCAGACTGGGCGCTGGGTCGACTGGAGGCACCGACGGATCGCACACGCCGGAGACTCGACGCCCTTCTACTGGGTCCAGAACCACCCCGACTCCGAGAGCCCGGACGGGGAGTCCGACTTCGCGGGTCTCTGCGACACGCTTGACGAGATCAACCAACTCCTGTCGGCGACGGGCCGAGGGACCAAGGCCAACGTGGATCCGACCCTCGTCCTCCGGATGGATCCGGCGATGAACGAGGGCACGATCAAGCGGGGCACGGACAACGTGATCTTCTCGCCCGGAGGCGCGGAGTACCTCGAACTCCGCTGGACCTCGACCCAGGTCGCTCTCGGTCTCGTGAATCAGCTTCGGTCCTACGTCCTCGACGCGGCCGGGGTCGTCC